TCTCGATGCTTATTCAGATTCACTTAAGGCTGATGCTGAACTTACTGAATGGTACACTGACATGCAAGCCGACGCTGTTAAACAAGGTCAAGATGATCTTGCATCCTGGAATGCTGATCGAGCTTCGGCGTTGAAAGATTTTAATGACGAAGTTGGGAATTTAGGCTTAACGCGTTACGATCAGGAACGACAAGATGTTGCAGATTTAAAAGCTCTATGGACTGTCTATGGTTTTGATCGGGCTAAGATTGAAAAATTATCTAGTGCTAAGTTGAAGAAGATAAAAAAGGACGAAGTTACTTCTGTCATAGGAATGTACGGTGACATGGCTGGACAGGTTTCTAATAGTTTTCTGCAGATCGCACAAGCTGGTGGCAAACAAAGCAAGGAAGCTTTTTTGGCGTATCAAGCATTCGCTATTGTACAGGCTTTAATCGCAACTGCTTTATCCGTCGTAAAAACACTTGCTGAACCTTTACTCCCGTTTCCATCCAACGTGATTATGGCGAGTACCATAGGTGCAATGGGAGCTGTACAAGTTGCAATGATAGCGGCTTCACAACCACCATCGTACGATCAAGGTGGTTACTCTCATTCAAAAGGTCTCTACCAAACAGGCGACATTGGAGAATGGCATATACCACTTCCGTCGGGTCAAAAAATCCCCGTTGAAGCTCCAGTTGATACGTCACCTACCGAAATTACAATCTTAAATGCTGTTGACCCGAGTATGCTCGACCAATATCTCGCATCGTCTCGTGGACAAGATGCAATTATAAATATTATAGGAAGTCGATCAACAACAATTCGAAGAGTGTTACGATGAGTATCTCGACTTACGTGACGTCAAAAATTGAACGGCAAACTCTATCCCACACGTGGAAAACCACGATTCAAAGTGATATCGAAGGTGGTGAGAAACGCTCGGCCATCTATACATGGCCACGAGTTTCTCTCGATAATACATTACGAAGTATCTCGACAAATGAAAGAAATTTCCTTCGTTACATGCTGTTTAAGAATCTGCATAACATTTTCGGGATTCCGCTCGTACACGATAAGACAACTCTCACAGCACAAGCCGCATCGGGACAAAAAGTTCTAACCGTTGGAGCGACCGATTACCGACATTTCTACGCGGGCCGTGGTTGCATATTAATTGACCCATCAGATTGGACGTCTTACGAGTACGGAACTATTACAACGGTCGACTCCTCGACGCAGATAACGTTGTCAACAAATCTCACGTCAACTTGGGCCACGGATACAAAAGTTTATCCGATGTATCCATTTCGTGTCGATGCTCTTCAAGAGATTGCTGCGAAATTTCGACAGCTGAATTATTTAAAGTTCACAGCCGATGAAAGTTTTGAAGCAACACGATCTTTCACATACTCGCTTCCTGCGTCAGGTGCTGCAACATATAACGGATATGACTTATTTCTCTATCGTCCGTTCTATCCGTTAAAGACGTCGTTTATGCATCCTTACGAATTGTTATCATTCTATGGCCTCTCGACACCTTACTCCGATTACACGACGACTCGTCCCGGTTTGAAAGGATCATATACCTTTGTTAGTCGATCAGAAATTCAAGATGTGTTGAACTTCTTCGACTCGAAAAAAGGACGATTTTCTCTTTTCTACATGCCGTCTTGGGATAACGATATTGTTCCCGCAGCAGCAATAGCATCTGACGCCACAACGATAACAATCGAGGCATCTTATTATCTCCTTGCAGATCTCGTCGGCAAACATCTGTATATACGATTACCCGACTCGTCTTACGTCTGTAGGGAGATCACGAATCTACCCGCCTCGACAACACTTGTCATCGACTCTGCTATTGGTACAGCGATTAGTGCAAACGATGTTTCAAAGATGCTTGTGTCCTTCTTGAATCCCGTACGTTTTGACGTTGATGAATTAAAACTAGCTTACACCGCTGACGTGATTACAAGTACTGATCTTTCCTTCAAAGTAGTTTGGTAAGTTCAACAAGGTGAATTTATGAAAACTCCATCAGCCGCATACATTGCAAAAGAAGAGGCCGCAACACGTCAACCAGCAGAACTTTACCACATCTGGCATGACGGTGGATCGCACTGGTACTATACAAGTGGCGATGTTGCAATAACTTACGATGGGAATTCTTATGTCCCAGCATCTCTCCAACGAGGACTTGCAAAGTACGACAGTCAATTAGACGTCACAACGATGAACATTACAGCACAATATGCTGAAACACCTGTGATTGAATTTATCGCAAGCAACCCCGTTGAGATTCTTTGGATACAAGTTTCAAAACTCTTTCGTGATCAATCGCCTTTCGAGATAGGCGTCATTTTCGTAGGTCAGATAAAAAACGTCTCGTTCAAAGGTGTCCAGGCGAGTGTCACTTGTGTAGGATTTGAACATTTCCTCCGAATGTCTGTCCCTACATTTCGATATCAAATAGCTTGCAACCATAATCTCTTTGATACAAATTGTGGTGTCGTTAAAGCAAGTTATAAAGATACTGCAACAGTTACTGTAGATGCTACAGGGCTCCTTGTAACAAGTGCTGATTTCGGCTTAGAAGTTGATGACTATTTTACTTATGGACGTGTTGAATTTAACGCTACATATCGGACTATCGTCAACCATACGGGAAATGTTCTTACATTGGCTTATAAATTCACGACGCTTGAAACTGGTGATTCTGTCGATGCGTATCCTGGTTGTGATGGCGCGATTGAAACTTGTCGAGATACGTTTGCTAATGTAATCCATTTTTTAGGATTCCCTTACATACCCGTAGAGAATCCTGCAACGAGGATAACTTAATGAGTTACTTTTTCGAGAATAAAGCAAACGACACGTCATTAAAGTTAATTCTTGATAGCTGGTTAAACACACCTTTTCGTCATCGATGCGGCGTTAAAGGAAAAGGCTGTGATTGTATCCACTTTGTAGCTCGTGTTTTTGAAGAGCTTGGTATCTTCAAATGGAGAAAAGGAATCATTCCCGATTATGCACGAGATTGGCATCTCCATCGATCTGAAGAACAGTTGATGAATGGTATTTTACGTGAGCTTAAAGCTGAAAAGATTCCTTTGACTTATTTTATGAATGGTGACATTATTTTGTTTAAATACGGGCGTGTTTCGGCTCATGCCTCAATTTATTATGCTAATCATACTTGGCAATCTATCATGGACGTTGGTGTACGTAAAATTCGAGTTGACGATTCTGAATATAAGAAACGGATGTCTTATGCATTTAGGATTCTATCATGAGTAAATCAAACGTATTAGCGGTAGGAACATTAGGACTTTCGACATTAATTGGTGATCGCGCCAGTATGTTTATACTGACTGGTGGAATTTCTTGGTTGACCGAGCAACTGATGCCCGAAGGTTCTACTGGTGAACCTACTCAGCCGACTGTTCAGATAATGACAAGTACGGTAGGTAGCCCTATTCTTGATGCTCTTGGAATTGTTAAAATTACAGGAAATCTTTTATGGTATGGACTAGAACGAAATGTCGCACAGACATCAACGACGCCTGGCGGTAAAGGTGGCGGTGGTGCTGAAACAACAACCACGAATGGCTACAAATACTACATGTCATGGGCTATGGGATTACTCCTGGGTGAGATAGATACTGTCTATGCCATCTACCGAAATGACGATATCGTTTGGAGTGGAACATTAAATCGTCCTGCATCGGGTGGTGAAGAGACTGTAACACTTACTGACATGGGATCAGCAACAATCTACTTTGGCACGGATGATCAAGTAGCCAATACCAAACTTGGGGCGGCTCTTGACGATGCGACGTTAAACCCTCCGTATCGAGGTTTATGCTGGATTTACTTCGATGACTGTTACATCGGCACGTACAATCGTACTCCTACTATGAAATTCGTCATGCGAAAATCTCCCGATTGTAGTTTCGACACGTATTCGACGTATAAAACAATACAAGATTATGATTACAATCCGATGCATGCAATATGGTATATTCTCTCAATACTCGGAGGTTTGTCTACAACTTGGCTTAATTCGACTAACTTTCTTTCTGTTTCTCAAACGCTTTATGATGAATATCGTGGAATCAGTATCTTATTTTCTAATGCTCAAACAGCGCTAACATACATTGAATCTATCAATGCTCATATTGATGGCATTCTTCGTTATGATATAGATGCAACATTTACACCCAAATTGATAAGAGATGATTACGTCTTAGGGGACCTACAGACTCTTGATGAATCTGTTCTCTTAGACGATCCCACATTCGACAGGAAGAGTTGGATCGATACTGCTAACGAACTCAAAGTTCAATACACTGAATTGATTACGGCTAGAACAAGAAAAGTCTGGCAGACGCTCAATTTCGGTTGGTATTCGGCCGATGGTCTTGAGGCTTATCGAAGTGATAGTCGAGGAATAAAATGTCTCGATTGGTACGGGCCGCGTCATGAAATAAGAGAATCTAGCGGACGAAGTGTGGGGCAAAAAATTTATGTTGAAGCAACAGTGGAAGATTTAGGTGTTACGTTTTCTGAATATTACGCAACCTTAGGTTTATGGACATATGATAGTAACACCTGGTCTTTTGGATCTAATGGTGGTGTGCCTCGTGTAAATTATGCTTATCACGGAGGAGTTGTTTCTTGGAGAAATATCGCTATTGATAAGATAAAATATGGTGACATCCTTATGATGGCCTTTGATTTAACAGATTTAGCCGGAGGGACGGCAAAAGTTTGGTTTGGTGTTAATGGCGTTTGGTTTGAATCCGGTAATCCCGCGATAGGATTAACTCCACAATGGAGTAACATCTTTTTAGTCGGAACATTATACGTATGGATGAAGACCTCTAATAATGAGGAAAAAATGTGGATCAATTTCGGACAGAACCAATTTAAATATGATGTGCCCGATGGCTTCACAGAAGGAATATATACTCTTTTATAGGAACGTAAAATGGCATTAGACTTTCGTACATCAGAAGGATCTCCCATATCAAGAGACATCGGAAATAAAGAAGTTCAAGGGCGACTTGTGTCCAGCACCGTGCAACTAGCCTCCTTTACCACCAATAGGAATGCTGTTTGGGCCGGTGATAATGCACTTAG